TGATAAGGCATTGTATGAACACATACTTGCTGAGTATCCAGAATTTGTTAGTCAGGTTAGAGCAGGAGAAACTAAAATACTTTTAGACAATCCCCTTATAGTTAAATCAACAACATTAACAGATTCACAATATCCAATTCCTTATCTCTATCCTGCACTTGAATCCTTTAAGCACAAAAGAAATATAAAAAGAATGGACTACTCTATTTCAGCCAGGGTCATTAGTGCTATTTTACAAGTAGCTGTAGGAAGTGACGAATTTCCTCTTACATCAGACCAAGAAGATTATTTGGTAGAGTTGGAACAAAAGTTTAAGTGGAGAGAAAGCTTAAGTGGAAATGAAGTAGAAAGGGTATTTACACTTTTTACTAACCACACAGTTAAAATAGATTGGGTATTTCCAGAGGTTGATGCTCTGTTATCAGAGAAAAAGTATGACCCTGTAAATAGAGATATTACAGTAGCTTTAGGCTTTCCTAGGATTTTAATTACTGGTGAAACAGAGAAGTCATTTACATCTGACCCAGAAATTGCTACGCTGTCTCCACTAAGCACCATGAACGCTATGAGAGATCAGCTACTTCCAATTGTTTATTTTATTTTCTATAATATGGAACAGTATAATGATACAATTATAAGAGTTCCAGAAGAAGTAAAATTTAAACCAATTAATCTTATGAGTTTGCAACTGTTCTTTGATGGAATAAATGCTCTTTATGAGAGTGGAAATCTTTCCAGACAATCTTTTGCAGAAGCATTTGGCTATGATTTTAACGATGAAATTGATAAAAGAATTGAAGAGCAGACTGTAATAGAAGAATCTGGATTACAGGAGTTTGCTCCAGTTCCACATTCTAATGTTCCTGGCGGTGGAAATGGTGAACCAACTGGCAAGGTTACTCAGAAAGTTACAAAAAAGCCAGCACAAAACACTAAAAACCCACAGCAATCTTAAAAAGATGGTATAATATAAAAGGAAAATAAAATGAATACTATTACTATTAATGCAACAAATGTAGAAATTCTTGATGATATTTCTATTAACGAACTGGCGGCAGAAGCTTCTATCTCGTTAAATAGGCATGTCACATGGATGAAATTAGTATTAACAGACGATAAAGNTAACGCAAATCGTCAAAGAATTCCTAGAGAAGAGTTTGCTAATGTAATCAAAACAGGTATTTTCATGCCTGTTAAGATGAGTCCTGGAGAAATTAGCGAAGGTCACGAAGGAGCTTTTCCTTTAGGAACTATGGCACATTTAAAAACAGATGGAAATACCATAGTTTCTTTAGCTGCGCTCTGGCAAACAGAAAGAGAGGCTGACGTTGAATTTCTCAAAAATCGCCACAAAGAAGGAAAACCAATTGAATTTTCGTGGGAATTAACATATACTCATGCTGATGATGAAGATGAAGGGATTCAAGCACTTCGAGGTATTTCAATGAACGCGGCAACCATAGTAGGTATGCCAGCATACAGTGGAAGAACCCCTGCATTATCTATCTCGTCAGCACAAAATAATGGAGATAAAAATATGGACACTATTGAATTGAAAGAGCATCAAAGACTGATGGATGAGGCTAAGGCTGGTTATGAAAAGGAAATCAATGACCTTAAAGACCAGCTTAAAACTTTAGAAGCGTCCGTTAAAGAACTTACAGATGCTAAAGCAGCCAGTGAGACAGAGCTAGAAAGTCTAAAGTCTTTTAAGAAAGAGATTGAAGATGCTAAAGCTAAACTGGAAAGGCTAAATAGCATAAAAACGAAGTTTGAAGAGGCTGGTGTCAAAGTTGATGACAAATACTTTGATGAAAAGGCAGAAACTTTACTGAGCATGACTGATGCACAGCTTGACTTTTTCATACAGGAACTTGTTTCTGTAGCTAGTGAAGACAAGTCTGGTAAAGCGTCTGTCAAATTGACTTCTAAAAACATTCCAGAACTTAACTCAGGTGACGATACTGTTAGTAAAGAAAAACTAATTGAGTATCTTAGATCACTAGATAAAACGAAATAATAGGAGATATAGAAATGGAAATTAACAAGTACACAGATATTATAGGCGGTGTTGCTCAGGTTGATATTCCTGAGGGCAGAATGGTTGTTATGGTCGCAAATGCTATTACAGCTACTTCTGGTTGGACTAAAGGCAGTCGTACAGATTTGCCCGGTTTCCAGCTACCTGCCAACGGTACTCAGGCTCAGGTAGCTAAGTATGTTGCTACATGGCCTGTTAACAATGCCGTTGTAGAAGGCCCCATTAAGATGTTTATTCCTCAGCCCTCGATTGAATGGTCTTTAAGACAGGGTGGGTGGGATAGATATCCTTCTGGTAACGTTCCTTTCACAGCTACAGTTTATCTGACTTCGCCAGAACACCAGGAGGGTGTTACCATTCCTCGTGGGTTCTTGCTGTTAGCATTTGATAAGGGTGTATTTACTGTACCCTCTGGTCACTTTGTTTACAGTGCTAACCTAGTGCCTGGTGCTGGTCTAGAAGCTTTGAATACCACTGATGACACTCTAGCACAGTCTGGAAAACTTAACTATGCTACGTCAAATCTGGTTGCTGTGGTTGAAAGATACGATGCTACAGAAAATAAATTAACTTTTAGAACTCTATAAAAATAAACTAAAGGAGATGACAAATGGACGAAAAGAAATTCCAAGAGGCGTTTGCCTCACTTGTGAAGGATAAAAGCCAAAGGGAAGCACTTGCCTCAATTATTGTTGAGTATATGCAGCCTACGCACCTTACAGAGGAATTCACTTCTCGCCTTCTGACTACTCGCAGACTTAGCCCGGGAGATGCCCTGGTTAAGAGAGTCAGAAAAGGTATTACAGTGAGAACTCTGGTTCCTGGGTCTGTGCATTTAGCAAGTGAAATTACCGTGAAAGACATCATGAACTATGTACTTGATGGTGCAGATGTCAAAGTGACCTACAACTCGTGGGCACTTGAAAACGGTGAAATTGGCACTGTTCAGGAAATTAGGAACGAAATGGCAGCTAAACTGAGAGATATGTATATTAGTAAGCTCTTTACATACCTTAGCTCGGTTTGGAGTGCTACAAATACTCCACTTAACTATGTTTCTGTTGGTGGAGTTGTAACTAATACTGCTCTTGAAACGGCTATCAATAGAATTAATCAGACAGCCGGGGGCGTGAAGGTCGTGTTAGGCCTTAAATCTGTGATGGCACCCATTACAAAGTTTGGTGGATTCTGGAGCGATGGCACACACTACGAAGGTATTCCGTCTTCGCTTGAAGAGATCAAACAGTCCGGCATGTTAGGTAAGTACTACGGTGCTTCCCTTATGCATATTGATCAACTTTATGACTCACCTGATACTTATCAGGGACTTTTCCCAAGCAATAAGATTCTTGTGATTGGTCAGAATGTTGGTGAATTTATTTTGTATGGTGATGTTTTCCAGAAGCAGTGGGAAGACATGAATCCCANCCCTCCGCAGTGGTTCTTAGAACTGTACCAACAGTACGGTTTGATTATTGACAACGCTCAGGGCATTTACGTTTTAGATAACGTAACAGCATAATTAATTATAGGGGGCCTAGTGCCCCCTAAACAAATTTAATAAGGAGAATTCAAGATGGACAGTCGAGGATATGACGTATTTTCAGCTATGCAAACAGGGGTACCTCTTGCAAGGTATCAAAAAACAATTGTTGGCGGAGTGCTTGTTAGAGTCATTAATCCTTTTACAGATATGCCAGAGTCTTTGGTTTTAATAGGAGATGGTAAAGAATCTTATATTGAAATCTGGAGAGAAAAAGATTTAGCATTTTTTAAGAGATTTAATGATGAACACTTTAAGGCAGGGCGTTTAAAGGAATTAAAAGAAGTACCTGCTGAAGAGAAAAGTCCAAACGAAATTACAGATGAGGAAATAGAAGCACTCTTAGATACCAATGTTAAATTCTTCACTCTAAAAGCTAGAGTTGAAAAGTTTACTGATGTAGCTCCTGTTCTCAGAGTTCTAAACAAAGCTAGAGAACTAGAAAAGTCAGAAAAGTTAGTTCGCTATCTTGAAGGTAGAATGGCTGATTTAGAACTAAATAAATTAGAGGGCTAATAATGGCTACAGAATCTTTAGACTATCTTATACCAAGATTACGTCTCCATATGGGAGATATAGATGCAACAAGTTATCGCTATCTAGATGAGTGGTTGTTGTTATCCTTAGTAGCATCTGTAGAATCTTTACAACGCTGGTGGAACTTTAGGTACCTAACAGATGACAACGATCAGGTTTATAGGAATACAAATATTGTATTTCCTTTACCAGAACCACCTGTTATTTTAGCTGGAGATGTCAGACCTATAATATTGATGGCTGCAATCATTCTAAAAGATGGTGCACTTCAATCAATGTCTTGGAGTACAGGAAGCTGGAGAGATGCAGAAATTTCATATTCAAATATTGAGGGTGGAAAAAGTAGGCAAGAGTCGTTAAGAAAAGATTGGGAAGAGCTAAAAAATCTTCTAACACCCCCAACAAAGAAACTAACACAGAGTAACAAAATGAGTTTACCTGGATATAACTATGGAATTTATGAGTACGACTAAAGGAGAGGTTTATGGAAAAGAAACTAAAAGGATTGTGGATTGGAGATGCCGTAGCAGGAACTGGATTTGCGAGAGTTAATCATTCTATAATTGAAAACTTACCTGAAGATGAATATGAAATTCATCATTTAGGTGTTAATTATACGGGAGACCCACATCCGTATAAACATTTTATATATCCTGCAACAGTCGGTATGTCTGGATTTGTAGATGTTTATGGTATCACAAGGCTTGATACCCTAATCAATGGAATACAACCAGACTTTATTTTTATACTTAATGATGCTTGGATTATTGATATGTATTTAGCCAGATTGAAGGAAATAAGAAAGGCTAATATACCTATCATTACNTACTTTCCAGTAGATGCTGAAGAGCACAGTGTAGTGTGGTATAATAACTTTGACGTAGTTAGAGCTGCTTGTACTTANACTGANTTTGGAAGATCAATACTTAAGANAGTAAATTCACCACATATTTATAATAATAAAATTCACATAGTCCCACANGGAACNGATATAAATAANTTTTATCCCGTAGATTGGGAAGAGGCTCGCTATAAAATATATCCAAAAAACAGAACTGAAGAGTTCATGAAATCTTTTATTATTCTCAATGCTAATAGAAATCAGCCTAGAAAAAGAATTGATATAACACTATGGGCGTTTGATGAATTTCAAAAAGACAAAGATGATGTAAAACTTTACCTACACATGGGAGCATCTGATGAGGGTGTGAACATTGTAGAAAAAGCACTTCAGTATGGTTGGGATAGGAAACTAGTAGTAACTACACTAGAAAGCTCAATTCCCAATGTTCCCACAGAATTTCTTAATTTGATTTATAATGGAACAGATGTAGGAATAAATACATCTATGGGAGAAGGTTGGGGACTTGTAAACTGGGAACATGCGTCCTGTAAAAGAGTTCAAATATTGCCTAGACATTCTTCAATACCTGAAATATGGCAAGATAAGGCTATCCTTATTGATGCTAATATAAAACAAATGTTTCCTTATGCAAACACAGTAGGTAGAGTTCCATTAGTGGACGATGTTGTTGATGCTTTAAACTATGCATACTGGGACTGGAAAGATAACGAATCTCGTATAAGTAATGATTTAGCGCAAAAGGCGTATGATATGGTTACAAGCGAAGAGTATTCTTGGAAAACAGTGGCTAAGAAGTTTGATGAAATTATAAAATCGGTGATATAATGATTATAACATGGCCTACAAACACAGGAGATATAACAGATCAGATAAGAAATGCTATTGGTAGAAATATACAAATATATTTCCCNGTGTCTGGAATTGCTTGTGCGTACAGTGGTTGTTTCTATGACCCAAGCACAGGCTTATCAACAAATCCTTTCTGTCCGNCTTGTAANGGCAAGTATTGGATAAACTCTGTTGCATACGTAGAGATGCTTGCACACGTTACTATGAAAGGTTCAGACATTCCTGTGTGGACTGTGGGTGGTTATATTGTAGATGGAGATGCTATAGCTCAAGTAAAGTACACTACATCTGGATATGATACAATTCTAAATGCAAGTTATGTTATTGTAGATAGTAAAAAGTATCTTATAAAGAATAATTCATTAAGAGGAGTTCCAAGTCCAAATAGAGTAGTGATGATACTTGAACAACAGGAAGGGTGAGATGACAGAGTTTAGAATAGATGGTTTAGATGTATTTGATGTTACTCGGTTCCTAACGAAAAAGAGAGATAAGTTTATTGCAATAATGCTTAGTGACTTAGAACTTATGTTTGAGCCTGGAAGCAAAGAATATAATTATGTAAGAAAAGTAATTTTAGATGGTATGAATGATTATACTCGTTCTATAGTAAGAGTTATTTTCGGAGATGTTGAAGGTCTTGACATGAAATAAATATGGCATATGGCGAGATTGATTACTTTGAAAGACTGACTACAAATGCCCAAGAATGGGCAAAGTACTTTGATTCAGTCCCTAGAGAGTATGATGATCGCGACATAAGTGCCTTAGCCTTATCTAGAGTTATAGATCAGATAATGGATATTTTGTTACAATCCCTATCTGATGCAATAGAAAGTGCCGGAATAGAAGACAATGAGTTTGCTAGACCTTTGCTAAAAGATAAACTTCTGCAAGTTTTTAATAATTATGATATAATACAAGTAGCTGGTGGAAGGGTATTCTTCGACGCTGAAACTATAGCGGGTGATCAAAATGATTTTATGGACGGACTTAATGCCGCAAGAGCCGCACTCCCTCAAGGAGAGCAACTAAGGACTCCTGCACAAAAAGCCCAATTCTGGAGAGTTGCTGTATATCCCTCATATAGTTCTGAAAGTGGCATAAGCCAAGACACAATGGGTGACTACGAAGCAGAGGAAGAGGACTTATGGAGTCAGACTATAGCTCTTAGACAAAGTGCTTGGGGTGACAAAGCACCTTACTGGTTCATTCTTGAGTATGGAAACGCTGAAAGCAAATTTGCGTATCCACACACAGAGCCAACTAGATTTTTGTATAAAGCTACNTATAAAGCAAATTCNNTGTTTGAAAANGTTGTAAGTGAAATAGAAGTACAATCTTCAAATATACTAGAAAATGCGGCATTAGATTACATGCGCTATCCAGATACCTACTCTGAATATGATGTATTGAGTGATTTTTACGCTAGTGGCGAGCGTTACTATATCTACGTTACATCTACTAGAAAGGTAGGAGTAGCCTTGACATCAACTTATCAAGAACTTAGGAGAACCTACAGGTAATGGAAGTTCAAAGAAAGCAAGACATAGCTGTATACTATTGGTTAAAAGACTTATTTGTTTCAATACCTGAAATAACTATAGTAGATGGCTATCCAATCGCTGACTTGATTTTACCAACCATTTCAGTAGAGGCTGAGACAATAAGAAGTAATCCATTAGAATTGGGAAGTAGAGATATGGTATTTCCTAGACTTTGGGATATAAATGTATTTGGTAATACAAAAACCCACAGAGATTCTATGGCTTACACTATTATTAATAATTTAAAAAATGGAATTGATGTCTACGATTATGATCTTGGTTTTCCACCAATAGTTTTACCCAAAATTGGACATTTAAGTGTTATACAGGACTCTATAACAGCAACTCCAATTAGAATACACCCTGAATTAGTAGAGAAACTTTACTATAGGATGAGTGTGAGATTTATACTTGATTATTATAACATATAGGAGGATTATTAATGGCTCGTAGAATTGCAATCCCATCAAAAGCTGTAAAACTGGTACTGGTTGGTGCTAGAGATACTCTCGGTATTCCTAGAGTTCAAAGACTTACCATGACCGCAGACAGACCTTCTACGGATATTAATGAACTGGGCAATAGATTACTTGCTGGTACTGTTGAAGATATTCCTGCAATAACTGCAACGTTTCAAGCGATGGATGTCGGTATTAAGTTGTTCTCTATTTTAACGGGAACAAATGCTTCCGCATATCCTTCAAGCGGTGTGAGTATCTCAGCACTAAAAGACATAGATGTTATTGCACAGGTCAAAAGTGATTCTGTTGAAGATTTTGTTAAAATGGCTCATGCTAGACGCTGTGTTCTTAGAGACATGACTCTAACCTACACAGTGGATGGTGAGTCTACTGAAGAGTACACAGTTATTGGTACTCAAAAACGTTGGTTTAAGAATGATGTTGTTGTTGATAAGTTTATATCAGGTACTACATCGTTCACTCTTACTCAGACACCCGTTGTGCTGAAGANCGGGAATTATGCTNTNTCTGTTATTNTGGACGGNGTGTATCTNACAGANGTNACAGGTGTACCNNCAACTGGTNAATATCGTATTGTAGGTACTACACTTACTACAGGCGATTCTAGAACTTCACAAGTTATCGCTGTATACCAAGCGAGTGTGGCTGCACTAACCTGGACAGACATAACAGATTCAACTATGCCAGCCGCAATTCGCGGTATGGATGTTCCCGTGATCTTGAAAGCTAATGGCATTGAAAGAGTACAGTCAGTTACTTTGAATGTTACTTTCAATCCAGAGGGTGTTAGAGAAATGGGTAATAGAGACATGGTAGGATATCAGTCTCAGAACCCACAGGTTACAGGTACTATTACAGTGTTGGACACTGATACAGAGCTTATGGCACTGTTTACAACTGGTCAGCTAAATCCAGCAGACACAGAGTTTGGTGTTTCTGAGTTCACTGCTAGTGGTATTACCCTGGAAATCAATCTCAGAGACCCGTCAGATAAGACATCACCGTACACTATTCTGAAGACCATTTATGCACCATCGTTGTCAGTTACAAGTGAAGGTTTCACTTCTAACGTTAACGCCAATGCACAGCAGACTTTCGACATAAAGTCTACTACAGGCGAACTAATAATTTATTCAGGCGATAAACCATAATATAGCCAAAAAGGTAGTTTTAGATAAGGGGCTAAGGCGGAAATTTTTACCGTTCTAGTCCCTTTTAATTTTTTAAATATAGGAGAGGAAAAATGAGAAGTGCAGATAAAAATGATGTTGATATTGCCATGCTTTTTAGGTGGAAAACGGAAGCAGAAATATCAGACCCTTTAACAGGGGAAACATATAAACTTTACATAAGACTTGTAGGTGATGCAGACCTTAATAGAGCAAAAGTCTATGGTTATAGGACATCATCTGATTTGAGAAAACGTTTAAGAGATAAAGACTCTGATGAGCGTTTATCATTCATAGCGGAGATGGAAGACTATCAAACTAAAGATGTTCTTACACAGACTATAATACTATTGGAAACTCCAGAGATATTNNATGAGGCTATGAAATTAGCTACAGACGAGCTTACAGAGCCTAGAGAACCTAGAAGTGATGCTACACATGAAAAGTGGGAAGAATACCAAACTCAGATAGATAACTTTGAAATAAATTTCCAAGATAAGATTGAAGATGTTATGTCAAGCCTTCAAGAAAAAGAACAACAGAGACTTTCTGAGTATAGTATGGACGATCTTCATGAACTTTACCTAAATATAACTATAAATAGACTTTGTGAAGAGTCTTTTCAAAATGCTTTCTACGATATGTGTGTATATCTAGGCGTTTATCTGGATAGTGAATTTAAAATAAAGGCATTTAAATCTTTTGACGACTATCTAAATGCTCATCCAAAGTTAAAAATAGACCTTAGAGCAAAGTATCGTGATTTGGAGATGGGAATAGACTTACTAAAAAAATTGCCAGAAGCAACGGAATTTCTGCCATCTGGCTCACAGCTAGTAAATTAAACGTTCCGTTGCANGATGCGCTCCCTCCGGCAGATGAATTACCCTGGACAATATCTTTTGTAGTTAGGAAAAGAATCCAAATAGATTCTTATAATGAACTTCCAAAAGAAAAGCGTCCTCCAGATAAGCTAATTTGGTATGGCACTTCAGAAGATATTGAAAAGTGGTTTGATAAGGTATTTAGTGATAATAAGAAAAAAGACACTACAGACCCAGAAGAGTTTGTATTCATAATTGATGAAAATGAGATAGGATAAAACAATGGCTGGTGAACTAACCAATAGAGTCAGAGAAATAAAACAAGAACTGTTAGACTTGCAAAATGCTGGTAAAACAACCACAGCAAATATGCAAGAAGTTGTTGCATTTCTAGATAAACTAGGAAGTGGTCAAGTTATATCAGGATTAGACTATTTAACTAAAGGTCTAAAAAATCTTAATGTAGCCTTAAAACAACTAGGTGCTGAAGATAAGTTAGGAAACCTTGATAGACTAAATGCACATCTTTTGCAAGTAGCACAGTCTACAAGAGTGTTAGCAGCAGAAGATAGAGCTTTACGTGGCATCAAANGACATGGACAATGGGTTGGAGAAACTGCTGAAAGTGCATCTAATAAGTGGCTTTATAGAAATGTTGGCAACTTTAAAAATGAACAAGAGGCATATCTAGAATACGTAAAGAAACTACGAAATCTACAGTCTATTCAAGAGGCTAGAGAGTACACAGCGGCAGGTAAGTCTGTGCCTATGAAACAGCTTATAGACCCTGACCTTCCTAGAGTTAATGAAGACTTTTTTAAAGGACTTGGATTTTCATCTGATGCTACAGACAGACTAAGGAAAAAACTGGAAGCTCTAGGTTTCTCTAGTGCTAATGTTACCAGAAACACAACCGAGGCATCAACAGGAATAACTCAGCTTGGATTTAAAGTTCAACAAGCTAGTGGAAATGTAAGAACTTTTCATGCTACTCTTGATCGTGCTGGTAATATCCTAGATGATACTCAAAAGAGATTTAGAACTTTTGGTAGTGCAATTGTTAGAGACACGGTAGAAGTTTTGAAATGGTCTATTGCTATTGGTTTAGTATATGCACCAATGAGAAAGATGTCAGAACTTCTACAACAGATGACTATTATACAAGCGTCTTTAGCAGATGTTCAAGTAGCTTTAGGCAGATCAACTACACAATTAGGAGCAGTATTTGAAGCATCGGCTGCAATTGCAGATGAAACAAGCTCATCTATTGAAGGTGTAATTGATGGTTATAGAGAAGCTTATTCTGCATCTGGCTCTGTAACAAACCAGTTTGAAAGAGTTGCTACAGCAAATATTCTTTTAAGAGACTCTATGGTTCTTTCAAAACTAGCTGGAATTGACCAATCTGCTGCTTTAGATACATTGGTTGGTGCACTAAGACAGTCTGGTAGAGAGCTTTATCAAGGTCAACAGCTTTTAGATGGTTGGGTAGCAGTTTCTAAAAATGCTAATGTTTCTTTGAATCAACTAGCATCAACATTTGCTATTGCCGGTACTGCGGCTGAAGATGTTGGTATTACTGTAGATCAGTTAAATGGTATTGTTGGCACCTTGGCAGAAGCTACTAAGCTAAGCGCAGATGAAACTGGTAATGCCATTAGAGGTTTTATTTCAGGTTTTCAGTCCGCTAAAGCTGAGGAAACTTTAGCTAGATTTGGTATTTCCGTTAGAACTACTTCTGGTGAAGTGAGATCGTTTGTAGACCTTATGCAGGAACTAGCAGTTCTTTCACAGTCTGGAGTATTGAGTGAAAGAGAAGTGGCAGAAATCACAAATGTAATTGGTGGTGGTTTCAGAAGAGGTGCACAGTTAGCCGCACTTCTTGAAAACTTTAATAGAACTATGGCACTTACTGAAATATCCCTAAACGCTAATGGGGATGCGGCAGACGCTCTGGATATAAAAATGTCCACTCTTGACTCTGCTATAGTTCGTTTAGGTAACTCTTTTACAGCACTTGCACAAGCACTGGGTGGAGAAGGTGGAGTTTTAGGCTTCTTTACACAGATGGTTAATCTAGCTACAAAAGTTACTCAAAGTATTACTGGACTTGTTAACGTGTTAGAGGGAGCAGCCCCGATCTTAGCAAGTCTTGGAGTTTTAGCAGCAGTCGGAAGAACAGGTACAGGTTTTAGTTATTTATCTAGAAAACTTCCCACAGCATTGACATATCTAGTTGCTCAAAATTTAAATCAACAGCAGGGTCAAGCTATCGTAGGCCCTCCTGGTAAAGGTATGTTTGGAGGTATGCCTTTAGTATCACCAACTGGAGACATAATGCGTCCTACATGGTTAGATTTGGGAAGAAGTATAAATGAAAGTGTTACAAAACAGCTTTCTAAAATTCCTCTAGTCGGCGGTAAACTATCTCCTTTAGGCGCGGCAGGAATGATAGTACCTGGCACTTTAATAGGTACACAATTAGCAGCCGGACAGCCTGAAAAAGCAGGTATTACATTTGGGGCATCAGTACTAAGTGCTTTAGCATCTGGAGGAAGTCCTATATGGACTTCAGCAGGTGCTTTGATTGCTACTGCTTTTTATGATAAATTTTTAAAGTTTGAACCAAACTTTGCTCAAAGATGGGCTGAAATAATTATAGAAGCACAAAGACAGGCAGGCCAGGGTGCAGGAACTGCAGGAGGAAGGGAAGGAACTATAGCCGACTTGGAACAGGACGTACTCAAAACGTTAGATATAGGAGAAAGGTTTGGAATAAACGTTAGAACTTTCTTTCTTAATGCGGCAAATGATCTAAGAGGTTTCTTAAATAGAAAAATTGGTGCAGAAGCTTATCCAGCATCAACTGAGGCACTTACTAATATAGATTTGTTAACTCAAGCCTTTGTAAAACAAAGGGCAGGAGAAGGTGTACCTGGAGGTATTGAGGGTCTTTTCCTCTACGGAGGTTTTGGAGCTAAAGAAGGCGAGCCTATACTTGATGAAAATACTTATAATGCTATTCAAAAGTTATTTAATGAGTTTATGGTAGAACAGATAGAAAAAGGAATAGCCCAAACTGCTACACAAAAAGCTGTTATCTCTACACAGGAAAGAATATCATCTGTAGCGGCGACTGCGGCAGAAGACTTAATTACAGAAGCACTAGAAAATATTTCTAAAGGTGTAAAAGGCTCTGTAGAACAATATATAGATGCATCTCGTATTCAAACAGCATTATCTTTATCTGCATCACAACTACTTGTAGCTATTGGAACTGCACAGAAAGCTTTTCCATCCACAAGCTTACAAGCACCATTGCCAGCACAGGCAGTAGGCTTTGTAGCAGGACTAACACAGGAAGAAGCTAGAGTTCTTACACAGTTGACAGGAGAGATAACCACCAACTGGGAAAAAATACAAGCGTTGTCTGCAAAGGGTTTACTTAATAAAGAGGATGAGGCTCTGCTAGGAAAGTATAATGAAGACCTAGAAACGGCTGTAAAGAACCTGGAAGACCTTTTACCAGCTTTACAACAGGCTACAGATTTACGTGAAGCTGAGATGAAGATTAAACCAATTATTGATCTTCCTGATAAACTGTCTGGTGCACAGCAAATGGAGCTTATACAAAATGCAGAAAGATATTGGAGATATATACTTGAGAAACAGGGTCTTACAGATGACGAAATAACTGCCTATATTAACAAAGAGCAAGAAAAACTTATCAGAGCGGATAAGGAAATACTAAATTATAGAACTAAAGCTCCTTCGGAAATGGTTGGAACTGTAGCAGAGATGATGGGTCTTACAGGGAAAGACCAATTTCAATTTTTAGACCTACGAGATCAATTAGGTATTGGTCAAATTGATCAAGTACTTAATAGGTATCAACAAATTTCTACAGCCTTTAAAACCAATATACCAGGATTTGAACTTGAATTAGACCCGGTTACACTAATCTTGCAAGAAGGCTTTAAGAATATGGATTTAGATATGCGATTATTCAATCTTGCTATGCAGGAGCTAATTGACGTTGAAAAAGAGAAAATGGTAGAGGGAATGTTTAATCTACCATCTGGTGCTACATTCTTTGTCCCATTTGAGCCAGCATCTCTGGATGCTCGATCAAGAGCAAATCAGGGGATGCAGACACTAAATCAAGAGAGCCTTTTTGCACAATACCCTCCAGACCCCAATGCGTTTGAAGACCCTATAAAGCAAGGAGCTTATGAGGGTGTTCTTGCTGGTATGCAAGATTCCCAAATGCCAAAGTTAGGAGAAGAGGTAACAGGTGTCTTTAAACTGCTAGAAAGAGGGCCTGAAGGCCCGCCAGCACCAGGCCCAACTTATGCTCCTGGTACTCCTCATGCTGCTCCAACGTATTCAACACCAGTCCCACAAGAAGAGAACATTATAACTTTGTTACAGAAACTTACAGCAGGGACTATAACTTCTGATCAGTTTACAGAAGGTGTTGCTAAAGAAATAAAAGATGGAATTATGTCAATCCCCAATCTAATACTAAAGGGTATACAGTCTTTACCAACACTTGCACCAATTACACCAGTATTCCCTAATGCTCAACCTCTAGAAAAAGGAGATTTATCCACAATGTTAAATCTTCAGGTAACATCTACTTCTAATTTAGTATTAGATGGTCAACAGATAGGTCAAGCTGTTCAAGCCTATTTAGAGCAGAGTATGTTAAAGTANGATGACACAGCAGGTTCAATTAACAAAGTAATAGCTATATAAGAGGTAACTATGGCAGGTTGGTATTATAATGGCATAAGAATTTATGCTACAGACTTAGATGGTGAGGATGTTCAAATAGTTTCAAAACACAATCCTCTTGGCGGTGGTACTGTACACCATGTTTTTGGGTATGCAGACCCAATACTAACTTTAAACTGTGTAGTAGTAGGAAACACGGATATGTTAGCGTTACAAGGACTGGCTACTACTGGTTTATCCTATACACTAAGTGCTTGGGAGGGCTATGCAGGAGAGTATCTTTTAGACGCTGTAAAGTACACACGAAGACCCGTGTGGAAACAAACCATAAGACCTGACTTAGGAGATAGTGCTCCTGTGTACAATGTAACACTGGCTCTAAATAAAATTGTATGATAAAACGTTTATTTGCATCTATATCTGGAATGTCACAACTAAATTCAATCTCTGTTACAGAGAATCATTCAGCTTCTACTACTACAGCAGTAGTTACTTGTGGTTCTCATTCNGTTAACTTAGGAGATAGTGTTGANATCTATATGGGATATTCTGANAACTATCCTAGAGTCTTTAGAGGNTTTATAAAACAGATAGAAAGACAAGTTCCAGATGGACTTTATACAATCACGTGTAAAGATACAATGATTAGGGCTTTAGATTATTTTGTAGTTTCTGAAACACCGGAGACACCATTTTCAAGAAGTAATATTTGGGCAGAAGACCTTGTACGTGATGTTTTGGAACTTGCTGGAATTACAAATTTTGGCTCAGATGCTACATATTTTAAATTTGCTACCGGAGATCAACCAGCAGAAGTTAATGTAGTTTCTGCGTATGATTATTGTAACGGTCTAGCTGATCTTTTAACATGGCATTTATATGCTGATGAGAATGGTAAAGTGTGGTTTGTAAATAGAAAACCATATGTAATGGATGGAACNTCAGGTCAACCTGGAGATGTTGCAGATACTCCCGTTGCAACTTTAGTTGATAGTGGAAATCTGAGTTTAAACAAAGAAGTAGATGAAAAAGATTTAAGAAATAGAATAGTTGTGTATGGTGGTGGAGAAATTGTAGCTGAGGCTAAACAGTCAACCTCATGGAACCCTGAAACAAGTTCTTATCAACAGGTACTGCCAACTGGTTTTTATAAAACAGCCCTTTTATCTTCGTCTATGATCGCGGCACAAGGCTATGCAGAAACTATTGCTGATTATAATCTAAAAAGATTCAATCGTCTTTGGCACAAGTTTCGTATGACAACCCTGGGAAATCCAGATTTACACGCTAGAAGTGTGGTTACAATAAACAGTACAGCTATGTCAGTAAATAGCAATTGGTACATTATGCAATTGACACATAATTGGGGTGCGGGTGGGTTTCTAACAAGTATGGATTTGATAAGATAATGCCAACTCTTGAAGTTAGACACGAAGGAACGGATATAACGAACTACATATTAGATTACCGTAGAGATTTAGATATCTGTACAGGTATTGGTACTGTGTCTATTCTTGTAGCTAAAACTTATACAAGCGATATTGAAGTTTGGGATAATGTAGACGTATATGAGGATGGTCATAAACGAGGAGAGTTCAATGTAAGCAAAACAGAAATAGATTCAGAATCGCACTCTTTAAAAGTTTTTTGCCAAGATAACTCAAAAAAATTGGCAGATTACTTTGTAGCAGAAGCATATTTTATAAATTACTACTCTACAACTAGACATTGGATAGAGAAATTCATGAACGATGCTGGTGTAGGTTACACGTTTACAGTAGCAAATCAAGGAGTTCCAATATCCAAAAATACAACATTAGGAGTAGAGGCAGCATATGAAATTGTTGTTAGGATGCTTCAGCAAAGTGGCTGGTATATGTACTTCAACGATTCTGGAAATGCAGTAATAGGAAAGTTCTCTTTAGACTACTCTAACTATAAAAAGAAATTCACTGATGATGACATTTTATCTATTTCAAAAGTTAAAGAAGATAAAATGTTAAGAAATCGTGCTGTAGTGTGGGGAAACGCTAATATAGAAACAGGGGAATGGGTATTTGCCGATCTAAAGAAAACTACAACTTGGAATTATGATAATAAAGATTTCAGAACAATATTATTTAGTAATTACGATATCTTAAATAGTACAATTGCAGCAGACTTAGCAAGCCAGCTACTAGATGAGTTTTGTAGAATTACAGAAACAAAAGTAGTAAGACTTCATGGCTTTCATAATGTACATATTGGTGATGTTGTTTTAATAAAATCCAAGTATCATCATGGGGTTGGTTTAGTAACATCGTTAGAAGTAACCGCCAATAATAGTGGTTATATAACCACATTAACTATAGATGAAAGATGTCCTAGATTATTTTCTTATTATGCGTTTGATCAAGGTAAAGTGTACTGTGGTACAAACGGAAATGGTGTATGGCAAAAAGATTTAGATGGCTCTACGTGGAGTGACTTTAGTACAGGAATTGCAGACTTACAAATAAAAGACCTAGCAATAGCTAATGGAGTTTTTGCATGTGTTACAGCTAGTGGGCAAATATATACCAGAGATATTTCAGACTCATCTTGGAGTTTGCTATCTTACGGTAACTTTTTAGACGAAGTGGACAGTTCAGTGACACCTGCCAGTTCTGTACAAGCTGTAGCTTGTGACATTAATCGGGCAACGTCAGAAATATACGTACTCTTCTACGGAGGTCTAAAAGCCTGGGTTGGTCTAGTTGTTAATCAGACTCTTGTAGGAACTAAACAAGTTTACATAAATCTTAATGGAACTCGTTATGCTAATTTATTTGTATTTGATATTGGAACAGACGATAATAAAGTATTTGTTACGATTGGTTCAGGAGCTTTACCATATCCAATATTTCAGAATTCTCCATTTCCTGTGATAGAGGCTTTTACACACAACGATCAAAATGAGGTTGATGGTTTTGGCATACTAGACTATACAGATTTTAATGGAACTCCAAGCAATTGCGTATGGGATTATGGTTCTGTACACTGGTCACAAGTAAATAAAAATAAAATTACTCATGTAGACCTCACAAATGAAATAAAATTTTATTCTCACGCCTTTAATGGGGCTACAGTTATTGACACGATAAGCCCTTGGATAACACTTTCAGGCTACAGCTTTGGAGGTTCAAGAATTCATAAAGCTGTAGGAAGTAATGTTATTTATGTGTTAGATGGCAATAACTCAAATATTTTTACACATACGATAGGCACATCCACTATACAATACCATAGTACAGTAAGCTTCTCACCATATGGAGGCACCTGGGATGATATTTATAACGGCGTTCTTTACAAATCATATATCCAAACTGTAGGTTCTAATAGAGAATATAAACTAGATTGGTTTGATATTACTAACTCAACTTCTGGAACCATAACTTATGGAATTCACGAACTGCATGACAACGTTTGGGATGGAGATGCAGACGACACAGAAGGTAAATGGTCTAGTTTCGGTATGTTAGGACTTTTACGATGGTATGTAGGTAAAAATAATAACAATGCTAATGATAACTTTGTTGTAGGATGCTGTTCTTATGATGAAGAATATTTTGCTTATGCTTATATAGTTGGAGTTATTTTTAATACCGTAAGTAAAAATGTTATAACCTTTAAAAAACGAATACATCCAGAACCAGGTATGGAAGAGTCTGACAGTGTTTGTACTTCTCACTGTGCACCGGGGGATGGCGATGAATATAGAAGGGTAGCACCACGTTGGATGTACTTAGACTACAATGAGGGAATACCTTATGTTAGAGTGCAATTTAACATGCTTGACCGTGGGCCTTGGGTTTGGAATCCTGGTTTAGGCTACTACGAGTACTTAGGCTATCGTGAAGGCTATTCAGTAGACCCCCCTGAGTACCCTAGAGTAATTTGGTATAATCCACTAACCGATGCTTTTAATAAACGTGAAGATGATACTTATAATCCAACATATTATAATGATAGCAGTTTCCAAGAATACTTAGGTAGAATAACTTTAACATCTAGTCAACGATATTTCACCACTCAAAATACAGCCGGAGTAGCGTCAGCGGGAGGTGGCTGGAGAGACAAAGACTTTGACTCTGCTGCAAACAACGATATGGAAACATGGAACTTCTATGATAGAAAGGATAAAGA